CTGATAAGCTTTTTGATATGATGGATGCCGGTGAGGTTAATTCTCTAGAAGCTCTACCAGAGTTCGCTAGATTGCTTAGTGAGAAGGCTCGTGTAGGTGGCGCTCTTGCAGAGTCTATGAAAGACTCTTCTGCGGAGCAAGCAAGACTGGCTAACGTATTTAACGACATGGTAAAAGTATTCTCTAAGTTTGGCTTTGAAGAGGGGCAGGCTGAGATATTTAAAACAATGGCTGCATTCTTTAAAGAAATGAAACCGCTGGTCCAAGCTTTTGGTCAAGCTTGGAAGTATGTTGGTGCTATGCTAAGAGTTCCTTTAGGTCTTCTCGCAGATCTTTCCACCGGAATTGAAAGGGTAGCAGACAATGCTGACATGGCTAAGGGTGATGTACTTGCTCTTGGCACTGTTATTGGTTTAATGCTAACTCCATTTACAAGGTTTGCAACTGTAGTTTTTGCAAGTCTATTAGTATTGGAAGATTTTACAGCGTTTCTATCGGGTCGTGGCAGTGCTATCGGAACTTTCTTAAGGGAGTTTAAAAAGAATAATCCAAAAGAATACGTAAAGACTATTGAAGCTATTGAGAGTGCTTTCAGGGGAGTTAACGAAGTTGTTCAAATGATCTTAAATGGTTGGAGAGAAATTTTCAAATTAATGGGGTCAGATGATTTCAGCGGAGCAGCATTAAAGATCCTCAGAACTACGGCAATAGAAATTGGTGCAACAGCCGATGCATTAATGCGAATAATGAGAGCGATGGGGTATACTGATCCTAGTAAAACTGACGCAGAAAAACTAAAAGCTGTTCAGGAACGAAATGAAGCCCCGAAGAGCAGCCTTGAAATGGCTAGAGATAAGTTAGTTGCTGTGTTTAAAGATCCTTTAGGCATTAACAATGACCCTGACTTGCAATCAGGAGGTAATAGAATGGATGACGTTAGCAAAGGAATTTCTGGTCCATCCGTTGGTCCTTTCTTAATGAACGACAAAGAAACTTCAGAGAATTACTTTGCTGACAGTCAGACTATGCGTATTGGCGGGAAGGCACAAACCTTTTATTAACTCTGTAATAGGGGAGCTTAGAATAGATGGAACTGGTATATCTGACCCAGAAGAACTTGCAAAGGTTATTGAAGAACAGTTTTCAACATACTTAACACAAACTAGTGAGAACTCTGACCAAGGGGGTCCGAATTGATTATATTAAAAAATGAAAATAGTGACTTCATTTATTTAGATGTTGTCACAAAATATTCTCAAACACTGTCTAGTAAAGTCAGTCAACACCCTGTAGATGGTTTTGGTGTTGTATCGGATCACATTACAAAACAAAATCAAAAGCTACAGATAACTGGTTTTTTAACTGGCGCTGACTTTAACTTTTCTAAACCAAGACTAACACCAGAAGACAGGGGTTTTATTGGAATTAGTCAGGTTGTTGTTGAAAGCGACATAGCTTCTGCTATCCGTGTTACTAATGAAAACAATCCAACAAACCTGTTACCAGACATAAGTGGTCAATTCTTTTCAGACACACTCCCAGAAATAGAGGGGCTTTCTGAAGACAGAGAAGCTTCCTATTCAGAGAAAGCTTTATTCTTAAAGCTTGAGAGTCTTTACACAAACAAAGAAATACTCTCTGTATTTGAATTTAATGATGGTAGTGTAGTTGAAAGCTTTCTTCCAGATGTTGTTATAACAAACTTAACAATAAAAGAATCTACGGAAACTGGTGATGCACTTGCATTTGATCTTACCCTTGAGCAAATAACTTTTTCCTATCTTATTGAAACAAGGGTTCCTGTTGACGTAGCAGAAGAACAGCAAAAGCAGGTTAAAGAAGAAACTGCAAAGGGGGATGTGCCTACAGTTGAAGTTGACCCTGAAGCGGCGGGGAATCGTACAACACTGAGGACTCTGGTTCCCGGCGAAAATGTATCGTTTTCAGACGTATCTTCTGTACTTGGTTTTTAATTATAAGGAAAGGTATACATGGCTTTAAAATATTTAAAATTACCATTATTTGATGATATCTACTATTCTTACTCTATTACATTAGAGGGGAATAAGTATCAGCTAAAGTTTCTGTTCTTAGAAAGAACAAACACTTGGCTAGTTACTTTGAAAGATTCCAGAAAAAACACGCTAGTATCTGGGCAAAGGCTTACACCAAATGCGCTGCTCTTTTCAGACTACCAGTTTGAAAACCTATCCGGTGGTTTTTTATTCACACCCACAAGTGGGTCAGATCCTGAAGGGATAGAGGCTAACATAGAGAGACCATCTGAATTTTACGAGTTGTTTTATATCTACAACGATACTACGGAGGCGTAACCAGTAATGAGATTTTTTAATAGAAGGTACTTACTAGAGATAGGAGATTCTGCAACTGGCGATGGTCTTTCTATTAATGATCTCCAAGTTCAGTTTCAAATAAAGAAGTCAGTAAATAATAAGGATAAAGTTGACAAGTGTTCTTTGAAGGTGTATAATCTATCAGATGAATCATTAACTTACTTAGAGACAGATTACCCAATTGCAATATTATCTTGCGGTTACGAAACCAGCCTCATAAGACTTTTCTACGGAGAAGTTACAGAGGTAGAGACCGTGAAGAATGGAACTGATAGGGTAACCACAATTAACCTATCCCCCTCCTTCTCCGAACTCACTCACAAGATTATATCTGAACTTGTACCTGAAGGTGGCAATATTGAAGACGCCTTTGAAGCTGTTAGAAAAACAACAAGCATAGCCAAGGGTGTTTATAAGGGCAAGAACTTAGATTCCAAGGTCGTCTACGGTTATCCACTAACAGGCACACCTAGGCAGATGCTTAATCAAATATCCAATGCGTATAATCTTCAGTGGAAGATTGAAAGCAACGTGTTATATGTTAATGATTCAAGCACAGTAGAGTCAACAAATACACAGTTAGCTCCTGTCATCGGTCCGTCAAGTGGACTAATAGATAGACCCTACTTTATGACAGGTTCCGATAACGAGTCCAGTGAGGACACAAATAAGAAGAGTGGTGTTAAGTTTAAAGCACTACTTAATCCCACAGTAACACCCGGATCACTTGTCAGAGTTGACTATAAAGATACATCTGAATTCTACAGGGTAGAGGAAATAGATTTTACCGGGGACTACCGTGGTAGTGATTGGTTTATGACCTGTGTTTGTTCAAAGAGAAAAGGTATTAAAGAGGAAACTGCCCAATGAAGGAATTAACACTAAGTAGTGTGCTGAACGACTTTTATAGTTACAAGACTTCTGATATGTATACAGCTATCCCCTGCCGTGTAACAACAGTGAGGGTTGAGTTGGAAGATCAGAGGCTTGACATTCAGCCACTAACCAATAAGTCGTTAGCTGATGGCACTACAATCGAGCAACCGACAATCCTGAACGTTCCTCTAATATTCCCTGCATCCAAGAAGGCTTCTATGACCTTCCCTATTGACGTTGGTGATATAGTGCTATGTGTGTTCTCCCAGAGATCAACAGATGCCTTCAAAGCTTCCACAGGGAGTGATACCTACACACCAGACGACAAGCGGAGGTTTAGCATCAGGGATGCTATTGCAATCCCCGGCCTATTCCCCTTTAAAGATTCTATCAACGATCCTGCAAAGCGTAAGTGGACCCACTCAACTAGAGATATGGTTATCACCAACAACATAGGTGAGAATACAGAGAACGAGGTTCGCTTAAAAGAGAACGGTGACATTGAAATGAGGACTGACCAAGATTTCTTTGCTAAGTTTAATAACGGTGTTATCGAGTGTAACAACCTGACAATAGAATCATCAGGTTCCTTTATAATTAACTCAGACACAGTTAATGTCAACGCAACTACAACAACAATTGATTCACCACTAATGTTAACCAGTGCAACTATTATCAATGCACCACTTACTGTGAACGCACTCCTTAGTGTGGTTGGTGGGGATGTTATTGCTGATGGTATTAGTTTAAAAACACACACCCACACTGACCCACAAGGCGGCACAGTCGGGCCACCATTGTAAGGAATCATTATGGATATATTATTAAATGAAGATACCCAAGACGCCATATTCGTTAATGGTTCAACCCCGATTACTGGTGGTGTTGGTGACAGTCTTAAACAGAGACTAAAGATAAAGCTACTCACTTTCAAAGGTGAATGGTTTCTAGACACCAACCACGGAACACCTTACTTTCAACAGATCTTTGGGAAGGGGAGGTCTAAAGGTTCCGTTGATCTTATATTTAGAGAATTGATTGATGGTGACAAGGATGTAAAGAACATTCTAAAATTTGAGTCATCAATCTCACCAGACAGAACGTATAGTTTGTCTTTTCACAGTAAGCAATAAATCAGGTCAGACAGTAGAAATACAAAACTTAGAGGTAGGCATATAATGGCAGGACTAACAACAACAGGTTTAGAAATAAAACGACTAAGCCAAATCCGAGAAGATTTACGGAAAGAAGCTACCGCTATATTTAGTGATCTTGTTACAGAGGACGAAGTTCTAGACACAAGTGACGCATCTACTGTTGGTAGATTGATTGGGCTTGTAACACCGTCTGAAGCAGACTTGTGGGAGACAATCCAGCAAGTATACTCTTCTTTCGACCCAAACTCTGCTTCAGGTATCGCACTAGATAACTTAGTAGCTTTGTCAGGTATTGTTCGTCGTAGTGCAACAAACTCCACAGCAAGACTCCTACTTACAGGTGCTTTTAGTACAACTATTCCAGCGGGAAGCCTTGTAAGTTCAAGCTTTACAAACAACAGGTTTGAGATTCCCACAGACGTTGTATTAGATCAAAACAATGTTGTTGGTTTTCTCAACTAAGATACAGACGGTCATTGACTCAACAGACTACACGATCACCTACAATGATGGTACAAACTCTGTAGACCTTACCTACACTTCTGGTGTTGGTGCTACCGATATTGCTATCCTGAAT